CCAAGACGTTCTGTTTAGCGCCGAGGCTCAGATGATTAACGAGCGTAGCCACTTTACTGATGGTCAGTTCTTTATCCTTGCCGACAACAAGACTAAGCAATTGCAGCGAATCCCTTTTGAGGAGATCACTGGTGCTGTGACTGACCCTGATGATTCAGAACGCATTAGATACATTCGCAGGACTTGGACTAGAACTGATGTAAATTTCCCAACTGGTCTTGAGACCTCTTCAGCCAGAGATGTCTGGTATCCAGTTGACACCTACAAGCCTTCAGGCAGGTTCTCAGCGACTATTATGAACCAGCCAGTAGACGGCACCAAAGTTATGTTCTACAGCCGTGTCAACCGACGTGGTGGACGGATATGGGGTGTCCCTGATGCACTGCCAGCTCTACCTTGGGCTCACGCTTACAACGAGTACCTAAAGGACGGCGCAAGAATGCTAAAGTCCTTGTCGATGTTTGCTTGGCAACTAAGGTCAAAGACAAAGACTGGTGCGACTGCAGCTGCGGCTTCTATTGCAACCAAGGCTACCGCTGGCTCAACTGCAGTGATGGGCGACGGTATGGAGCTAAGCTCAATGCCTAGAGGAAACAATGTTGACTTGAGCACAGGAAGACCGCTTGCATCTATGGTGGCTTCTGCTCTGGAGATTTCAGTTGTTGCACTACTCAGCGACCCGGGAGGGTCTGGCTCTTACGGAACCGCAGCTACTCTTGACGCTCCAACCGTAAAGGCAATGGAGTCTCGCCAAGCTGTGTGGACTACTTTCTATCGCAGGGTTCTAATGTGGATGGGTGCAAACACCGTAGACATTAACTGGCCCAAGATTGAGATTGAGCCATCACAAAGACTTATGCAAGCTCTTGCACTAGCTCGGGAGACCAACGCAATCTGGAGCGACGAGTATCGTGCTGCTGTTCTTGAAACGCTTGATGTTCCTAAGTTGCATTCAGGTGTTCCACCTATTGACGACCCTGAATCTAATGACAGCCCGATACCGGGTCAGGGTAACGATGGAGCAGTCGGATCGATGCAGGATAATGCAAACGATCTGCGTGATGCCGACAACGAATAACCTGCACAACCAATTGCTTATGGTATGATTTGTAATAGATAATTCTGTTATGGAGCATTATGACCACTAAGCTGTCCGAGTCTCTTGGCTTTGAAGCCAACGAGTCTAAAAATAATAAATGGCACGTTAAAGTTATTCAGTCCGGTTGGGGATCTTCTGGCTACTATGGCTCTGACATGCTGCGTGAATATGGCCCCGGTGTTTTTAAAGCCGGAACCAAAGTCTTTATGAATCATCCGTCTTACTCTGAGTCGAGCGACAGACCAGAACGTGACGTACACCAGCTTGCTGGAAAACTTGTAACAGATGCAGTGTTCCGTGAAGACGGACTGTTTGCAGATGTTCAATTTTACTCTCACTACGCTCCAGCAATAAAGGAAATGTTCAATGACGTGGGTCTTTCGATTCACGCCATGGGCAATTCTTATATTGGAGAAGCAGAGGGTAGAGAAGGACCAATCATCGAATCGTTAGTGGACGATCCACTAACCAGCGTTGACGTGGTAACTGTTGCTGGCGCAGGTGGCAAATTTGTCACCCTGCTTGAAAGTTACAGAAATAAAGGTGACGTTACCAATGTGGTAGCAGAATCCGAAACGGAAGGAACAGAAATGTCAATAACAAAGGAAGAATTTGATTCTGCAATTGCAGAGCTCAAAGAAACCCTCGTTGACGCTCTAGCCCCTCTTCGTGAGTCGGTATCGGTTCTCGTCGAGGCAGTTACCCCTGCTGATGAAGAGGCCGTGGAGGACGAAACTCCTGCCATTGACCCAGTAGAGGTAGCGGAGAAGTTTAACGAGTCAGGACTTCCCAAGGTTGCACTTAACCGTGTAGCTGAGGCAATGAAGTCTGAAGAAAACACCAAAACCGTAGAGCAGCTAATCGAGTCAGAGAAGGCATACGCCGACTCAATTCGTGAAGGCTTTGTTTCTGAGGCAGCATCTGTTGCCGACGTAAGCGGTGTTGTACACGAGGCAATTGCCTCTTCAACCACCGATGAGTTTGACGCAGTTGTGTCACGCATCAAGAGAAAGTAAGGATAGTAAATGTCAACTAACGAGATTTACACAAAAGGCAGCGAACTTGTTTTCCCTGTGCACACTACTGTAGAATCTAATGACCTTGTGCAGGTAGGAACAATTATCGGAGTATCACAAAACGGAGCTGTTACTGGCGAAGATGGCGATACTTACTCCACACTAAAACTAGACGGCGTATTTGCGTTCACCATCAAAGATGGTGTAACCCTTGCAGCTGGCGATGTTTGCTACGGTGTTGCAAACGGCACAAGCGGAATCGTTCCTGAGGTTACCGCAACTGATACAGAGAAGCTTATCGGAGCTGTTGTGAAACTAGGCAACGTTTCTGGTACCGCTCTTGTCCGTCTAATGCAGTCCGTCTAGTCGAAAAAGGAATATTAAAATGACTAAAAACATAACTCCACGCCAGCTAGAAGCAGCTAAGCTCCTTGAAGGAGCTCTACGAGGCGACCGTATGGACAAGATTAAGCTTCAGGAAGGTATCGCAACAAGCGACCTACCAGAGCTACTAGTCCCTACTCTAAACAAGATTCTTCTTGAAGAGTACGCAGCAACCCCAAAGGTCTGGGACCAGTTCGCTACCAGTTTGGTAGTTGACGACTTCCGTCCAGTAACCTTCCAAGCATTGAAGTATGACGATGCTGGTAACGACAACCAAGGTGACACCTTCCGTGAAGGTTCACTTCCAACTGTAGGCGAGTACGACGAGTACCCAACTGCCGGCTGGTTCTCAGTAACTGAGCAGACCATGCAGGTAAAGAAGGCTGGTCAGAGGATTCGCTTCTCATGGGAGTCAATCGTAAACGATGGTCAGATTGGTCTACTAGAGCGTCTACCTATCGAGCTTGCACTAAAGGCAGCTGGAAAAGAAGACGAAGAAGTAACCAAGCAGCTTGTTGGTACATCTGGTCTAAACACTGGTAACTTCAAGAGTGCAAACCAGAACCTACTGACTGGAAACCCAGCACTAACACTAGAGTCCCTAGAGGACGCTATTGAAGCTGCTAACATCCAGACATACAACGGCAACCAGATCACTCCTGTGACCCAGTTCGCTCTTGTTATCCCTCGTGCACTTGAAATGACTGCAAGGAAGATTCTTTCTGTGCAGGAAGTTCGCACCGAGAACACAGTTGGTTCAATTGCAACCACAACCATTTCCGGAAACCCAATTGGTACTCAGGTAGTAATCGTGGTTGACGACTGGTTGACCAAGATTAACTCTGGTGCCGGAGCCTACTGGTTCCTAATTCCAGTTCCTAACCAGCAGCTAAACCCAGCTGTTGCGCTTGGATTCCTACGTGGATACGAGGCTCCTGAGCTTCGCATCAAGTCAAACGGTGGAATGTACATTGGCGGCGGAGAAGTTCCAGCCCGTGAAGGTTCATTCGACAATGACGACTGGGAGATGAGAATCCGCCACATCGCTACTGGTGGCTTCATCGTTCCAGCAGGTACCATGGCTTCAACAGGAGCCGGTTCTTAAGAACTAACTCCACCCAAAAGCCCCTCAGGAAACTGGGGGGCTTTTGCTATACTTGATATACCCTAAAAACCCCGATTGGAAACTAAAAATGGTGACTGTTTACACACTCCCTAACTGCCCACAATGCGATACTACAAAAAGATTTTTAACTAGAAATGGGATTGAGTACTCAGAAATTGATCTAAGCGCAAACGAAGAAGCTCTAGAAAGAATTAAAGAAATGGGCTACACAGCTGCTCCAGTTGTCGATGTTAAGGGTGGTAAAAACTGGTCTGGGTTTAGAGCTGAAAACCTAAAGACTTTAATCATGTAGTGTGCTACAATTAGTGCAGGTAGCTCCTCTCTCCTTGCTATCTGTGTTGTGTGAGAAAACCGCCTCTGTTGAGTAATCCAGAGGCGGTTTTCCTTTACTAAGGTATAATGGGATAATGATTATCTGGCCAGATTCCAACCTGCCCCCGCAGTCAGTCGAATGGGCTGACAAAGTTGAAAAAGAAGTCAACCGCATTGAGAAAAAAGTCGTTGGCGGAAGATCTAATCCTGCTAGTGGGGCTTCTGGTTCTCAGGGACCCCAAGGTCCTGATGGCGCAAAAGGTGAAGACGGCGAACAGGGCATTCAAGGCGAGCAGGGTGAACAAGGCGAACAAGGCTTAGCTGGAGAAGACGGACAGACTGGCGAACAGGGAGCTCAAGGAGAAGTAGGACTTGACGGTGAAAACGGAGTCAACGGACTTGACGGTGAAAACGGAGTCAAAGGCGACAAAGGTGACCAAGGAGAACAGGGCTTAGTTGGACCCAAAGGTGACAAGGGCGACAAAGGCGACAAGGGTGTTAGTGGTGCTGCTGGAGCACAAGGTCCTACTGGAGAAGCTGGTTCAGACGGATTAAGCGCCTACGAGATCGCAACTGCTGCCGGCTTTACTGGAACTGAACAAGAGTGGCTTGACTCTCTTGACGGAGACATCGGCCCAGAAGGACCAAAGGGAAAATCAGGAAGTTCTGGTAGCAGTGGCTCTGACGGGCTTACTGGCTTAAGCGCATATCAGGTTGCTCAGCTAAATGGTTTTACTGGTACTGAAGCGCAGTGGCTTGCTACTTTGGTTGGGCCCGAGGGTCCTCCACTAAACACAAACTTAGACGCAGGAACTGCTAATGAGATGTATTTTGGAATCAACACCATAGAGTGCGGAGTGTATAATAGTGTGTACGGCGGATTATTGCCCATTGATGGCGGAAGTGTGTAATGGCAACTAGAATTCAATTTAGGCGTAGCCTTGCTAGTGAGTGGACTGCAGGGAATCCAATTCTGGCGCAGGGTGAACTCGCCATTGAGCTTGACACCAGCCGCTTTAAAATAGGTGATGGTATTGAGGCGTGGAACGACCTGCCTTACGGTGGTATAGACGGTGAGCAAGGCGAACAGGGCACCCAAGGTATTCAGGGAATCCAAGGTATCCAGGGAATCCAAGGAGACACTGGTTCACAAGGTGAAACGGGTGCTACGGGCGCAACAGGCGCAAACGGAGCTACCGGTATTACGTGGCAAGGGACTTGGGATAATACTGCTGACTATGTAGACAATGATGCTGTTTACTATAACGGAACTTCATGGTTTGCTTCAGGAGACCCAACCGTCGGAGAAGAACCAACCGACAGTGCTGCAAATTGGTTTCCACTAGCAATTCAAGGTGCAACTGGTTCACAGGGCATACAGGGTATACAGGGTATACAGGGCGAACAAGGCATTCAGGGTGAGCAAGGTATACAGGGCGAAACCGGCACATTCGATGGAACAGTAATCGATGGCGGAAACGCCTAGAAATGGTAGAATAAGAAAATGGCCCTACCCACAAACATTAGTTATGGAACTGTAGTAGCACAGTTCCTGCTTGCCTATGCCGATGGTCCTGACACTGACCCCGCTCCAGACGGTGTTCCAGCAAAAGGAACGCTGTACTTTAGAGCAAGCCCAATTAAACTTCTTGACGCACTTTCCGATCCCAACCCAGTAACAATTCTTCCTGCAAACGTAGAGTGCTCTCTTGATGCAGACGGCTACCTACTTGGTGGCGATGGCACTAAAGGCGTAAGACTTGTAGCTACAGACGACACAGACATAAACCCAGTTAACTGGACTTGGGCAGTTGACTTTAGGCTCACAGATGCTAATAATGTGCCAGTACAAGTTCCTTCGTTTAGCTTTGAACTGCCTTCTGAAACAACCGTAGACCTTACCACCGTAAGCCCTGTAGCGTCTGCTAACGGGACTTTCTATCTAGTTGGACCTACTGGACCTCCTAATGTGCTGACGGTGGGCACAGTAACCACACTTGACCCCGGCACTGATGTGACCGTAGGGATCACAGGCACCTCTCCAGAGCAAGTTATAAACTTCGGAATCCCAGAGGGTGACGCTGCAACGATAGCTGTCGGCACAGTAGACACTGTTGCTCCCGGTCAGCCTGTCACAGTTGCAAACTCTGGAACA